GGTGGCCGACGTCAATCCGGGCGAGTTGGCGCAGCTCCGCTTCATCCGAAATCCCTTTTCCGATCCAGAGCTTCGCGAACTGGAAAGCCTTCGGGCGGAATGACTGCCTGACTTCATCCAGGTAGATGTCGTATGCTCTCTTTTCTTCGGGCGTGAGTTCGCTTTCCGGTGATTTCATGGTGATCTCCTTTCGTTTTGCCTGGCCTATAATATGGCATCCAGCCGGGCAATTTTCAAGCTTTTAAGCGTATTTTAAGCGTATTTTAAGCGCATTTGTGCATAAAAATCCGAAAAATCGTTTCCGGTTTTTGTCTGTGCGGTCTAAAAATGTAAACAAAATCTGCAAACAGCGGGATTTCCGTTTTATTTTCCCCTGGATTCCGTCAGACGGTACACCTCGCGCACGCGACAAAAAATCTATTTTCCGCTAGATGGTATATGGAATGTACTTCAACGTACTCTATTTGCCAATAGGTTCCCATGTTAAAACCTAAACTATTCAAGCACGTAAAGTGGTTGAGGGGAGAGGGGTGGAAATATTTGTTTTCGCCGATGTGCTATATTATCCCATAAACGGAACTAGATTCCCGTGTACGGTCATAAGATATGGCACTAGATTCCTGTAGACGTTCTTCGATAACTAACACAATAAGGAAACGGAGTTGAGCATGATCGAGCTGACATTCAAGGAAAATGCGGTCTATACCACGGAGCAGATCGCGCAGATTATTCATCGGTCGCCGAAGACGGTCCGGGCGCTGTGCAAGCGCGGGGCAATCGTGGCGCGGTGCGACCGTGGCGGGTATCTGATTACGGGGTGGTCCCTGCGTGCGTATCTTGAGAACCGGCTTGTGACGGCGGACGACAAAAAAGCGTTTGTCAAATAAATTTCCGCGAAAAACGAAAAAATATTCACAAGTTATTGCCATACAATAAAATATTCTTGTTAAATATTTCACAAAGGGGTGCAAAATGGAACCAAAAAAGAAACGAATGGGGCGTCCCAGACTGGCAAAGAACTGGACGGCGGAGCTTCTGGCGGAGCGATCGAGGGAGTATTTCGACAAATGCGACAGCCGGACGGCCACGAAATACGATAAAGAGGGGTGTCCCTATACCGTCGAGAACCCGGCGCCGTACAGCATCGAGGGGCTGTGCGTGTACCTCGACGTCACGCGGAACGAGTTCGACGCCTGGCGGAAACGGACGGACGACCTGGGTGCGCGTGCGGAGAAGATACATCTGCGGATCACGGCCAACCGGATCGAGGGGGCGTTGGACGGCACGCAGAACCCGAGTTTTGCCCAGTTCATGTTGAAGAACAACGCCTCCGAGCACTACAAGGAAAAGGTCGAGGTGGAAAACACCGTGAGCGAAAAGGCTGTGAGTTTGCTTAACCAGTGGAGCGAGAAATGGCAGAGCTTGAAATCGGAAGTCAGAAATGGCGACTGAACAATCTGTACCACATCATTGACGAGCAGGGGCAGCCGGTCCTGTTCAAGATGAGGCCGGCGCAGGAACAGTTTTTCGACGACATGTGGTACTACAACATCGTTTTGAAGGCCAGACAGCTCGGTTTCACCACGTTGATCGACCTGATCGGGTTGGATATGGTGCTGTTCAAGAAGAATTTCACGGCGGTGATCATCGCGGAGGACACGAAGAAGGCGGCCGACATCTTCGAGCGGAAGATCACCTATCCCTACAGGCACCTCCCGCAAGAAATACAGGACTGGTGCCCGGTGGTGGCAAGTTCCGCCGAGGGAAGCATGAGTTTCGGGAACGGCAGCAGCATCCAGGTGATGGTGTCGGCGCGTTCCGGCACGTGCCAGTTTCTTCATATCTCGGAGTTCGGGCCGGTGTGCGCGATGCACCCGGCGAAAGCAACTGAAATCGTGACCGGCTCCCTCCCCGCAGTTCACGCCGGGAGCTTCTGTTTCATCGAGAGCACGGCCATGGGGAACAGCGGGTATTTTTACGACATGACGATGGCGGCCAATGCGAAGCGTCTGACCGGACGGAAGCTGGGACAGCAGGAATACAGGCTGCATTTCTACCCATGGTGGCAGAACAAGGAGTATCAGATCGAGAACAGCGACGCGGTGATCCCGGATCGTCTTCTGCGGTATTTCGACGACCTCTACACGCATCACGGCATCGAGCTGACGGACGAGCAGCAGGCGTGGTACGCGAACCAGGAGCAGACGCAGCACGAGAAGATGTGGCAGGAGTATCCGAGCTACGCGGAAGAGGCGTTCAAGGTGGCGCAGGAGGGGGCGTATTTTGCGCGGGCGTTCGCGCAAATCTACCAGGAGAACCGAATCTGCAGGGTGCCATACGAGCCGGATTTGCCTGTCTACACGGCATGGGACCTGGGGATGTCTGACGAGACAAGCATCTGGTTCTTCCAGTTCTTCGGAAAAGAGGTGCGCGTGATCGACTACTACGAGAACAATGGCGAAGGGCTGCCGCATTATGCCCGCGTCCTTCGCGAAAAGGGGTATCGGTACGAGCGGCATTTCGCTCCGCACGACATCGCTGTGCGGGAGTTGGGGAGCGGCGTGTCCCGAATGGAGACGGCGCGGAAGCTCGGCATCAACTTCGAGCGCATCCGCACGAATCTGGACGTGATGGGCGGCATCGAGGCGTGCCGGGAAATCCTCGGGTACTGCTGGTTCGACGAGGGGAAGACGGAGACCGGGCGGAAAGCCCTGGAGAACTACAAGAAGGAGTGGGACGAAAAGCACAACTGTTACAGGACGAGCCCCCTGCATGACTGGTGCAGCCACGGCGCGGACGCGTTCCGAACCGGGGCGATGGCGTGGAAGATGGGGCTGTGCGGCGAACGGATGAAGAGCACGGCGATCCGCGTGAAAGGCGGGCTGCAAAAACTATGAAGATCACGTTCGTGCCGACAAAGGAGCCGTTCGTACGCAACGACGTGACGCTCTGGCACGCGGAGCACGGCTGGTGCTGGAACGTGGACGTGGACGACATGTTCGTGGCGACGCTCTTCTGCACGCTCTTGTGCGGGGACGGTTGCCTGGTGCATTTTCTGACAGGTCGGTACATCCAGCTGCCGGGCGCTGTGGTCCTGGCGATCATGAAAAAGGCGATGCGGATGCTGGAGCCGGAGTGCGACGTGATCTACGCGACCATCGCGAGGCGGAACGCCGCGCTGATTCGGGTGGCGGTGCGGCTGGGATTCGGTCTTGTGCCGGACGGCGGATTTCTCCGCGACGGCTCGGAGGAAGTGGTGCTGCTGAAATATTATGGGCGCCCCGTGGGCTATATTAAGAATTAGAACACGCAACCACGAAAGGAGCGGACAATGGGAACCAAAGCAGCAAAAGTGAAAACACCGGACGACCCGGATCCGACGCCGATGGCGGCAAGCGACACGACGCAGGAAGTGGCGGGCGCGGCCCGTGCTGAACGGAAGAAAGTCGCGAAGAACTACGGACGACAACAGACGATCCTGGCCGGGAACACCTCGGCGGACAACGCGAACAAGAAAACGATCCTCGGCGGTTGAACCCAGGGAGGAAACGAGATGGGCAACATCAACGCGAAAGACGTCATCGAGCGGTACAACGCACTCCGTGCGACCCGCGACGGATACTGGCTGAACGTGTGGCGCGAGGTCCGCAAGTATGTGATGCCGACCTATTCGGACTACAAGACCGAGGGCGGGATTCGCGGCCAGGAGATATTCAACACCACGGCCATCGAGGCGCGTGCGCGGCTGGCGGCGGGCATCTACAACTGGATGGCTCCGCCCGACAAGCGATGGTTCGAGCTGATGCCGCAGGACGAAGAGCTCGCGAAGGACGAGGAAGTCAAGGACTATTTCGGCGAGGTGACGCGGATCGTCTCCATCGCCCTGGCGAACAGCAACTGGCCGACCGTTCTAATCCAGGCATTGAACAACCTGGCGTGCGGGCTGGACGCGGTGGTCTACTGCGAGGACGGCGGGGAGAAGAGCGTCCTGAATTTCAGGAGTTTCCCCGTGGAGACGGTGTGCTACGCCGAGAACTCGCAGGGACGCGTCGACACTCTGTTCCGCGAAATGGAGATGACGGCGCGGCAGCTGGTCCAGGAATTCGACCAGGCGAATCTGCCGGAGCGCATCCGGAACGACGCCTACAGCGAGAAGCAGAAAGACAACAAGCACAAAATCCTGCACGCGGT